AGCACCCACAATCACCGTTTTTGCGATGTAATGCTCGTTTGCTAGCGTGTCACCGTCTGGCCTGATTGCTATGTCATACGTCAAATCTCCCGACGAGCGGTTAGCCACAACGATAGTTGAGATAACTGCCTCAGTGGATGCCGGGACTGTGTAAAGAGTTGTGTCTGTCGTTGCAGCCGGAGCTACCTGTCCTAGAACTTTGTATGCGTTTGCCATTTTTTATGCTCCTTAAGCGCCCATTAGTAAGAAATTAGTTTCAAATCCGCCGCCGCCTGAGCCTGCTGCGGCCTTGCCGTCAAGTTGTGATTGAATCCCAGAAGTCACGCCGTCTACATAATTCAGCTCGGTTGCGTCTGCCGTCACGCCGTCAAGGATGTTTAGCTCTGCGGTAGTTGCGGTTACGCCGTCCAGGATGTTTAGTTCGGCTGCTGTGGCTGTTAGGTCGCTTATCTGTGAGGCAGGAATTGTTACCGCGCTTAGATCCACATTTAGAGTTACGTCGCCAGTAGTTCCGCCACCTGTTAGTGCGGTTCCAGCTGTTACTGCGGTTATGTCACCGGGGTTTGAGATGTTCTCCCAGACTGCGCCAGTGTAGTACTGAAAAGTCTCGGTAGATACGAGGTAGCTCAGCATCCCCTCGGATACGCTGTCGCCAAGTTCTGAGGTTCTGCCTGCCGCGTCAGCAAACTTCATTACGGTTTGGTTTTGAATGTATGTCTGAAAGTCACCAGCCTCAACAACTTCGCCGATACTCCACGCTTTGTAACCTGACATCTTATTCCTAACTTACCGTCATGCCCGCTGACAGGCGGCCAAAGATTGCATCGTTCAAGGTCCACGCGCTAGTGCCTACAATTAGCACGTTATCTTCGTCTAGTCTACCAAAGTTAGAATCGTCCAGAGTTAGGGCAAAGTATTTGATTTCTTGGAAACCGAATGTCATGTTGTGACTGTTTGGCATCTTAGAATGCGAGATTCTTATTACTTGTAGGTACTTGACAATAGGTTCGCCTATGTTGTTGGGAGTAAACTCCACGCCACAAACATCACCTATCTCAAGAGCAAAGATTTGAGCTTGCTCTGAGGACTCCAGCCCATCTACACTAATGTCTAGTGTTTCAACTCTAAACTGTGGCCGAGAGTATAAGTCTGCGTAAAAGAGGGCTAGTTCTACTGATTGACCGTCTGTTTCTCCAAGTAAGCCAGTTTGTATGTAATCTCGCTGACCGAACGTAACTATTGAATTACTGTCAGAAGCAGTGGCTGTTGCTCCGCCCTCGTTGGCAATAGTAATGCTATTGAACAGCAGTTCTGAGCCGTAGACGATGCCAATGCCAGTGTAAGGTATTCCTTCTTCCTGATTGAAGAACAGAGTGCCAGCGGTGTTAGGGTACTGCCTTCTATTTCTAAAAGTAAGATTTCCTTCTTTGGACATAAATAAAACGCCAGCCTCGGTGGAGGATACGTTCTGTAGGTAGCTTAGGGCGTTTGTGTTTTCTTCTATAGCCTGATTGCCACAGCTTACTGTTCCGCTTTCTATGTCGCGTAATCTGCTGTCCCAGTTGACTGAATCCAAGATTGCCGAGACACGCGCTCCTGTAGATTGGATTGTGGGAGTTGAGGCAGACAGTGTTTGTGTAGCTAAAATCGTTGTGCTGTCAATTATGTCAGCCTGAGCCAGCGAGTCACCGTTTGGCAAGTAGCTTAGATTCCAGTCTTGCACCTGACCAGTAAAGGCAAGAGCCGACCCCATTGAAATTCTTATTTGTCTCTGTGGGATTATGTTTCCATAAAAAGGCGAGCTTGTGTATTCAGGGTCAAAGCTACGGTCATGATTATTGAATACGATGCTTGCTGACGCGGCAGGAAAGTTTGCAAACCTTTGAGGCTTGCCTCTTGTTATTTCTATACTTCTTACCCACTCGGTCACATCGTAAAACGCAACTCCGCCGATAAAGTAATCAGGGTTGTCCAGGACTCCTGCGACTGCATCATCTAGCCTGAAGAAAGGTCCAGAGAAGGCATCGGTTGGTGAGAAACCGATTTCTACTTTTGGTTGCACATAAGGCATTTTATCTCCCGGTAATTACTGGTATGACGTTATTGTTTGCAGAGTTGAAGTGAGCCAGCCCAGAAGCAAAGGATTGACCGTTTGAGTAGCTGTCAACACGGCTTGTAGATGCGGGGGCAGTTACATTGTAATAGTTGTTCACTGTTTGCCCGCCAGTAGCCATTGCCATTGCTTGCACCTCAGCACTGGTTAGTCCAGCAGTAATTCCTCCAAGGTCATTGGCCGAACCGCTCTTTATGTCTTGTCTTAGAGCCTCAAATCCGCCAAGCTTTCCTGTAACGCCTGCCCTAACTGAACTAGACAAGTTTTTGCCTAGAGCGGCATTGGCACCAGCAATTAGTTTGTCAAGTTCTTGCAGTGCGGGGTTTATTTTTGGCATTTCAGGCACAGCTATGTTTCTTATTTGTTCTTCTGCATCAGCGATTGCTTGGTCCCTGCGTGAGTTAGTAACCTTGCCTACTTCAGTGGCTAATGTTGACTGAAAAGCTTTGTTGAAAGCTTCTGCCATTGCGTAAGCTGCGGCTTCTAGTTTTTCCTGCTCTGACAAGATGCCTTCAATAAGACCGTCAACCAAGTCAATACCAGTGCCGTACAGCGTCGTGGCTACTTCTTCGCCAAGGTCTGCACCGAGCTGGTTTATCTCGGCAAAGATTGTGCTTATCTCACTTACAGTTTTAGAGCCACCATCTACAAGCGCCTGAGCTGTTTCTCCCCCTGCTTCTACGCCGGACTGAACTAGCTGGTTAAATAGCTGCGGGTCAAGCCCCATGTCGCGAAGTGTTCTCAGGTTTGCAGCAAAGTCTCTAGCTTTGCTCGCCATGTTCCTGAAGCCGTCAAGAAGCCCTGCGGTCTTGTCCTGCACCTTCTGAATGGTTTCTTCGTAATCGCGAGTGACCACAACGTTGAAGGCTCGTAGGCTCCCAGCAAGGCTCACAACGCTTCTAGTGACCTCTGTGATGGTCCTAGTCTCTGTTTCATCCTTTAGTTGCCCAAACAGAGTTGTGAGGCTCATAGCCCCCGTCAGAGCCGTCTTGTACTCATCTATAAGGGCTTGTGACAACGAGTAGCGACTTGCCATGTCATCACGCTGGCGTTGTATAGCTTGTAGGGTTCTTAGCTCTTGCTGAGCAAACTTACGAAGCTGGTTGTATCCATCCTCGAACAAGTCCTCATTACGGAACGTAGACTGTAGCGACTTTTCTATGTTTTCTAGCTGAGATACTACAGCCTTTTCAAACTCGCCCATCTCTATAGCAATAGTTGGCAAAACATCAAAAGCAGTTAGTAGGTCAGTGAAGCTTAGCTTTAGGTCCTCGGCTTGTTTGACAATGTTAGCTACGGTTATGTCTAGCTGGTCATTGACAGCCTTTACAGCGGCATAGTAATCATCCCATGCAGCAGCAGCGTCAGCAAGCTCCTGAGCGCCAGCAGCGGTCCTGTAGAACATCTTTTCAAGCTCTTGGAGTGAGATAACCCCTTGCTTTATCTTTATCCAAATGCTCATCCAGTCCTCGGAACCGAGTATCTGGTCAATCAAGCCCGCAGAGCCTGTCATCTTTTGAAGCTGCAACCTTGCTGTCTGCTTGTTTACTTCGTCCTGCAAGGCGTCAAAGAACTCTTTTACATAATCTGTAGCCTCTTTTGTCGGACTGCTTGACTGCCTGACTGAGCCACCCGCTTCAGCACGAAGCCTTTCTAGGGCTGCTTCGGCATTGCTCTGAAGTATCGCCGCGCCATACTGAGCTGAGCCACCTATGGAGCCAACATCTATCGCAGCAAGCCGGGCGAGCCTGCTTATCGTATTAAATATCTCTGCCCAATCAGGCTTGGTTAGGAAGTACGCAATTTGAGAGGCATTGAAGCCTATTAGCTCAAACTCACTCGCGGCCTTGCTCTTTGCAGCTTCTTCGCCTATCTCTTGGAATATAGCCGCTAGTCCAGTAAGCTCACCCTCAGCGTCAACGGTGTAGGCTCTTACCGTTTCTAGCACCTCTTGGAAGTAGGTCAAGGCAGGGGCGGCTTCTGCTGCTGCCCTTGCTGCAATCTTGAAAGCAGTTGCAGCTTCTCTTGCTGCGGCAGAAACGCCTCTAGCGCCCTGACTGACGGTTTCAAAGTCGCCGCTGACTCCGCGAGCGGCTTGCTCGTTTCTAACCATGTTGTCGTTTAGGTAAGCAAACGCATCGCCTACTGCTGAAAACAGCTTGTCTGCTCTAGCGGCTGCAACATCTAACAAGAACTTTACAAATGGGTTGCTAGATATTGTGTCGCCAAGTTGTTTTAGCTGGAAGGTTGCTGCACCTATAGTTGCTGACCAAGTATCAAAGAACTGAATTGCAAACTTCATTATTCCGTTGAACACAGTCATTGCGAGGTTTAGCGGTCCTGCTACCAGAGTTGCCAAGCCACTAAGCAGCTCTACAACTGGCTGCATAAATACGATTATGTTACGCAGGGTTTCTGCAAGAGTTAGGAATAGCGGAGTTAGGTTGGTAATGCCGTCAGCCAAGGCATCAGAGACCTCAACAAACTCTGGACCGATGCTTTGTGCTATTTCCGCAAGACCGTCAGTAACCTTGGCGAGCGGCTTTTGCAGCGGCTCACCGAACGCGACTGTAAGGTTCCCAGTTACGGCTGCAAGCTTTGACTGTGCAACATAGAGAGTGTCAGCAGCTCTAGTAAAGGCTCCGACTGAATCATCTGCTCTTTCAAACAGGAGTGTTAGACGCGCTGTTGCTTCAGCGTTTGCACGCTCTGCTCCGGTCAGGTCACCTAGTCCTTGACTAGCGAGATAAGCGTTTATCTCGTTCTGCTTCATGGCCACACCGAACTTCTCGATAGGGTCATACTCACCACGGAACAAGGCCGTGATAGCTAGTAGGGCATCTTGTAGGTCATAACCATAGGTTGTAGCAAGGTCCTGAGAAAGCGTTACCAGTCGCTGTGTTTCGACTCCCGCTTCCGTGACACTAAATCCGTACTGCTTTAGAACTGAACCCAGAAAGATTGACGCCTGAGCGCCTTGCTGCTGCGATATTCCATAATCTTCTATTTGCTTTGTAAAGTTGTTAATAGTGCCAAACGCGCCTTCAAAGGTTTGCTTTAGGGCAAGTATGTTTCGCTCAAACTTCTGAGTCTGCTCTATTGCATCGCTTATGAAAGCCTTAGAGCTTGTTAGTGCCTGAAATGCACCGAACGAACCAGCAGCTACACCTATCTGCTTTGCTAACGCACCGAAGTCTTTGCCTGCGCCGAGAACGGCTGTACGAGCTTGATTTAGTCCTGCGCTTTTGAATACCGACGCAATGGTCAGAATAATTGGGGCTGCCATTAGCGGGCCGTCCTTCTATTGGTTTCGTAAATAACCATGTCTATCAACTTGTCAACATTCTTGCGATGAGTAGGCTGGTGCTTTATAAATGCTGGGTAAGCATAACGCGAGCCTGTGCTGCTTCCTTTACCCTTGGCTTTTGACAGCTTTTGCACAAATGTCTCACTGTTTGTTGCGTTTATTTTGTGAGTCCTTGTAACTATGCCTCGTCCAAACAAGTCTATTTGGTAAGGCTGGGTACGATATCTGCCATTAGAGTACATTGACTTCCCGCCACGTCCTGCCATGTCAGCAAGGATTAAAGGCGCTTTCTTTACCCTGACGCGAACGATTGACAGTTCACCGTCTTTACCCAACTTCAGGTTTGACAGGTTTCTGTTTGCGTTTCTGCTCTTATAGTTAACATCAACACCAGCAGAAGTGTTTATTGAAAAGTAGTTGTTGTACCAAGATAGACGCCCGTTGTCACCGTTTAGTGTGTTAAAGCCGTCATAGTAACGACGAGAGTTTGCTTTTCGCGTTGACCAACTGTTGTTTTCGTTGATTTTTCTAGGACCAAGCGGACCACCCGGTCCTACTTTTGAAAACGCGTCTCTAATGTCGTTTCTTGCTGGTACACCAATCTTGCGCGCTTCCCGCTTTAGCTTTAGAAATAGTTCTGGGGCTACTTCTTTTAGCTTGCGCTCTAGCGCAGCCATGTCTGTCATTTCAATGGAACCCTTGTTGCCGTTAGTACCAAGCACTCTAGCTAGGTCGTAACTGCCAACATCTCCGTAGGAGGAAACCTTACCGAATCCTGTTGCGGCTCCAATCATGTACGAGCGACCCAAGCCACCTAGCAAAGCTGCAAATACCACAACCACCGCCTATCTTATAAGTCAATTCTACCCTAAGAGAAAACCCCCTCCGGAGAGGGGGCTTCTTTAGTTCTTAGGAGTGTTTTTTGCAACCATCCAACGGTACATAGTCCACAGCATTCTGTCGTCTAGCTGCATAAGCTCTCTTGGCGAGATACCTGTCTCAACTGCTATACCTGCGATATACCAATGAGCAGAGCTTTCGCCAAGACCCGTTATTTTGGGTCTGCTTCACTCTCACCGACGCCATCTACAGTGTCTAGCCATTCTTCATAGTTAAGCTTTGTAGACTTTGTTCGCTGCTCTGAGTGCCACGCTAGGAACAGCAAGTGTCCTAGGCGCTGCTCAGATGCAAGCTTTCCGACTGAAATGTTGAACTTGTCCTCAAAGGCAACCAAGTCAGACGTGCTGGCTGTAATTGACTTCTCGGTTCCGTCCGCGAATTTAATAAGTAGGTTGAATCGCATTTTAGTTTCCTTTTCTTATGATGTAGCGTAAGTGATTGCACCTGTGGTCGGAAACGATACTGAGAAGGTTCCGAGGTCTCCTACTGCGCCCGACACTGGTGTAAAGCTTGTAATCAACGCTGACACCGTGTAAAGAGGCGTCGTGGTGCTGGCTGTTGTTCCGTTGCCTGCTATTAGTGTGAAAACTACTACTGTTCCAACAGTGTCTAGGAACAGAGTCGATACGGCGTCTGTACCGAAGTCCTGGTGGAAGTCTAGCGAGAGGGTTCCAGACTTAAGCCCACCGATAACTTCAGTGAACCCGCCAGAACCAAAGTCCGTTGTCTCAACTTCGGCTGCGTTAATAACCAACTCTGCGCGGGCGCAAGCAGTTGAGATATCTTCACCACCCATTGTCACGTTTGTCGCGGTTACTACGAATTTTGCCATTTTATTTCTCCTTTTATGCCAAGACGGTGACTGTGAATTCAGCCGCCAAATAGTTCTGGTCGTTTACGGTGATAGAACCCATTCCGCTTGAGCGTTCAACCCGAAGGTCATACACCTCGCCAGAAAGCGTCTTATCTGATTCTATCGCAAGTTTCACGGACTGACTTCCGGTGGGCTGGCAATAGGCATCTAGCTTTCTCTGCATCTCACGCTCGGCTGCACGCCCAACAATTACTGTTACAGAGAAGTTGTATGTAGTAAGACCGCCTTGCATGGCTCCGTCGTAATCTATGCTCTCTAGAACGATGATGCCGATAGGCGGCGTAGGGTTGTCAGGAATCTCAGCAGCCGACCTTAGCCCGCTAATTGTTCCTAGGTTTGTTGCCATGCGTGTGCGTATAACTGTTAGGTCTGCCATTAGGCCATCCGCATCTTGCGGTAAGGTCCTAGAAGCGCCTCTATGTCTGGGTCAACGCGACTGACTCTTACAATTCCAATGTCACCGAACCCGGCAACTCCTAGAGGACTGTCGTAGCGCTTGAACTGTCGTATTGACAAAAGGTTGCAGGCTTGCTTTACGTCTACAGGGATTGATGTGCCGTAACCGAATACTCCTGTTACCTGAACTGTGGCTTCTTGCATCACCGACGGGAAAACATAATCACCGATTGCGCGAATGCGTGTGAAGGGGCTGTAGTAGCTACCAGTTAGTCCGTTTAGAGGTTCTAACTGAAGGTCTGTTGCTTCCCAAGTGATGTTGAAGGTTCCATTGGCAGCGGAAGAAGTTTTGAGAGTTGTGAGTGTAGACAGGTCATCTATTGTGCATAGATAAGAGCTTTCGGGAGTAAATACCCTAGTAGCAGTCGTGCTTAGGAACACGCGCTCAGTATGTGTATCTATTTGACGCGAAGCGGACTCTACGCAAGTTTCTAAGAGTGCATCGTCTACATCATCAGTAATGCGAAGAATCGCCTTTACTTCTGCCAAAGTTGTGTAGCCATCAGTAATTGCCATGTGTCTAGTTTACCTTTATCAGCCGTGCAAGACAAAGCCCCCATGGAACCTACAACCATGGGGACCTCGACTTATTTCGTCAGATTAGCTTGCGCCGCCAACGAAGTGCTTGATTTCTGAGCTGTTAGTCAAGTCGCCGTCAACACGTAGCAAGAAGCGCCAAGTGGTTAGGTCGTTCTGGAAAGCGAACTCGGTTGAGGATGCAACGTCTAGTCCACCTGCAAGGCGAACCTTGTAGCTGTCTATTGAACCTGCGATAACGGACTTTGCGTCAATAGCGGAGTCTGCCATGTGTGGGTTCTCAATGACATTGAAGCCAGCGAATGTATCCTGACCTCCGGGTCCTACCTGAGAGATGTTGTATAGGTAGTTTCCAGCGGTGTCCTTTAGCTTACGAGCAGCACCGATTGAGCTGGTGTTCATCATCAAGGCCATGCTTGGCTTGCGACGAGTAGCTGCGTCAACTGAGTAGATTAGGTCAATCAAGTTGTCAGCAGTAAAAGCACCAGCTACGCCAGTTGCTCCGGTAATACCTGCTGCGGATGCAGTAACTATACCGTTTGGCTGTGAAGAACCAGTTCCAGTAGTTAGTGCTGCGTTGACTGCGTAACCCATTCCGTTACCAGCTTGCTGAGCCAAGTGTCCGCCGAGGTTAAAGCCTGCGTCGGTTACTAGCTCGTTTGCTGCCTGAATGATTCCGCCGTACTTGTAAGCACCTAGTGTGATGCTTGCGTAGGTAGGCTCAACATCGTCTAGTGAAGCTCCGGCACCCTTTAGGGTCATTGCCGAGTAAGCCGATAGCGTTGGGATAGTTAGGTCCTCACCAGAAGTAGTCTG